TTCCGATTAAGTCAATATCTGACCTTTTTAATGGAGATGTTAATGTCGTTAAAAGAACGCCATTATGATAATAACTGATATTATTACCTGATTGAATTACACCAATATGAAACCATTCCTCTGTGGTAGCTGGTATAGTTGTAGTGTGACTTTTGAAAATACCACTACCTGTAAATTTAAAAACGCCTAAATGCATTCTGGCGGCAAAAAAATAATTTAAACCCACAACTCCCAATAACATTATATAAGCTGGTGACTCTTCATTTTTTATCCAGCACGAAAGGCTAACATCGTTTAAATTTGATATGTCTGTATTTGGGCCTACATAATCATCTGCCCCATCAAATTTTAATGCATTGCCAAACTCGAATACAGGCGCACCACCACCGCTTACCAATGGCTGACATGGTAGAGTGTTATTTAGTCTATTGACTAACATTAATAACAGGCTAAAATTTCAGTTGCAGTTGTTCCAGTTGCCCAAACTCTATTAACCAAAATAGGATGAAAACCAACAGGAATATTTTTAAATACTACAGCGACACCGTCAGCCATTGTTACCTTTAAATCACCTGTCACGCCTACATATATACATGCTGATGAATCTGTTAAATCTGTTCCATCGCTTGGAGTGACTGAAATTGAAGAACCTAAATTGCTTCTTACTATTCCGCTTATTGCTCTATTTGCCATTGTCTTTTATTTTTAAATACTTTTTTAATTTGTCTTCGTTTAACTTGTGAGGTTTTCTGAGCCTCTTAATATCTTTGACCTGTTCTTTTTTCATATTCTGTTTCATCGTTTCCACCTAACCAAATGCCGTTGAATGCACTTGTGTTTTGTGGTCTTAAATCTTCATCACTATTTGTGCTATATTCTGGAAATAAATTTGAATTACTACAAAGATAATCGCCTAACCGATCGGTGAACCTTTCGGCATTATTTCTATATCCATCTCGCAAAAGATTAATTTCTTGAATGCTTGCGGTGCTGCTATTCTCTGCGTTGCCTCTATATACCCCACCCCTTGCAATATCAACCGCAATTGTAGGTATTAATTCAACCATAGTGTACCAAGCAACAGCAGAAGCGCACCATTTATTTACCAATGTTTGATAATCGCCCGTTAAACCTGCACCGCTTATTTTTGTTACGATAGCATCATATAAATCTGTACCTAAAATTGGCTCTATGTACATACGTTGTACATTTAGAATATTTGCCCTAATAACAACATCATCAACATTAGCATTTAATGCCGTCAACTCTTTTAAATAGTCTGGACTTATGAATAAACTTTTCGATTGGCTCATTTTTTTACGGGTGTATTTGGTGTCGTTGCTTCTTTGTCGTTAACTCTTGCTACAACGTAAGGCACATTACCAACAGCGTTATAACCTTTCTCGCCTTCGGGTTTAAAATATAGTTTTCTCTTCCAAATATGTCTGCAATTATACGAGCCTTTGTATGTGAATATATCATAGCTTCCGAACTCAGGATTTGATAAATTTTCTAAAACCTCACGCCTGTAAACTCGGTTGCCGTTATTTGCTCTATCAATTTGCTCTTTGCAAAAGTGTCTTGATGTTTCTATAATATCGCCTTTACTTGCATATTTTTTAGCTACATCGTATTGATAGCGAACTAACCAAGTGCCGCTGCCATCTTTCGCCTTAACATCGTATTTGCTGCCTTTGTTTGGAGCAACACCCCAAGGGCTAACAAGGTTTAAACTTGAGTCAACTTCTAAGCCGTCGTTGCCTTCAACTTCTTCCTCTGAGACCATCTCAAAACCTTGCTCGATTAGTTCGGTTTCATCGTCTCCATTTTCATCTAAATTAGAAACCATTAACGCCTGAATATCATCGGGCAAAACATAGCTTTCATCTATGCTCAACTTAACTTTTTTTAATTGCACGTTTGGTGCAGCTACGGGTTCAAGTTCTTTAAAAGATAGCCTAACGTGTAAGCCCATATCAACCGCTAAAGGTTGTAAAAACTTTTCAATCGTTTCTTGATATGGTGTTATGGTAACATTTTGCAACAACTCGTTAGCCGTTCTAATTTCGTCTGCATTATTTCCAAGCCCTGTATCTGATTTGATACCTACCAACATCGGGCTTGTAATCTTGTGACCGATTAAAACATTTTGTTGAACTTGTGCGCTAATGCTTTCATATTGCTTATCCGCTTCTGGTATAGGCGCTTGTGTTATCGTTGCAGGGGTTGATCCGTTTTCGTTATAAATAAAAACAATCTTGTTTCCGTTTGTTCCTGTTAACTTATTTTGAAAACCTTTTTCGATTTGCATCATCTCTCTTTGAGATGGCACGCCATTATTAAATTGAACTATTGTACTTGCGCTAAATCCGCTTTGAATATTGCTCAAGTGGTAATTAGCTAATTCAATATCCATTTCAATCCACTTGGTAGAACCTAAATAATCGGGTACACCGAAATAAGGATTGTTAGGCACGTAATTTTTTAGGTTGTATATAAAAGTACCTTTCTTTTTTTGACCTACTACATAAGATGGGTAGGCTTGCGGCTTGTTTTCTTCCGATCTTAAATCAGTCCAATTATTTGAAAACCAATATTTGTCTACTATTCCAACCTCATTAGCTTTGTTTGGTCTAACCGTTTCAATTGGTAGGTGTTTAACCTCTAAAATTTTGCCTGCTCCATTAGTTATTACCTGCAAAGATGCGTTGCCTTGCCTTTTATAATCTCCAACAAACTTAAACACTTCGTCAGGTGCTAAAATCTTGTTGAATCTTAGCATGTCAATAGGTGCAAAGTTCAAAGATGTTAAGCCTTTACCGTAAATTCGTTGAGTAATGGAGGTAATTAATGAGTGATTAATTGCGCTGCCTATGTATAAGGTATCAATGTAAACATAGTAATCATTGTTTTCACCCCATTCAACCCAGTCATCTGTCCTATTAAACTTAACTTCTGGAGTATCGCTTTCGGCATATCCAACTGCGGATAATGCATAAGTTTTATCTGTGTTTTTAGATTTCATTAATAGCGTATGTTGTCGTTATATTGTTCTCACTAAAATCAATTGCCGTTGTTCTGTCAAAATATGCTACTTCTGAAAAGATAATTAGCGTTGATGATGCCAAAGTTATATTAAAATTATATAAGCCGTCAGGAATGGTTGCGCTTAATGTACTTATATTAAATTTAAAGTACCTTTCAAACGCTTCTAATGGCGTTAAATTATCAATTGAATAGATAGTTCCATCTGTTGAATTAACAAAGTTTAAATCATAGTTTTCAACTGATGTAATACTTTGATCATGTTGAAATAAATCAACATATAAATATTCAGTATTTTGAAAGATTCCAATCATTATAAGTATAACACATTTGAGGGTAACATTTCCCTAAAAAAAAAGCCCCCCAAATAAATGAGAGGCTTTTTAAATAAATATTAAGATTAATTCTTATGCAGGGTTAATATCTGCATCACCAAGACCCGCCACAAATGGAGCGGTGTTGTCTTCGTTTGCTGTAAAAGTTAATTGATAACCTGATAAATCACCCGCAGCCGTTCCGCTTTGTGCTGAACCAGCCGACATGTTACAACCTTTTTCGTAGCCTAATAATAATAAATTTCCGTTATTATCCTCAACTATTATCTGTGGTCTTCCTGCCGCCAATAATTTTATCTCTGCTCTTTCACTTGCTTGCAACTTGTGCAAAGTCATTTCAATAACCTGCTCAACAAAATAAGTGCCATTCTCAACGCTCGAGTTTATTGTTTCCGTTAAACTTGCGGTATATTCTGGTAACTCGTATTTATATAATTTAACCGTTCCTGTTAATGCTGGAATAATTCCCGATACTGGAACTTGTCCGCTCAAAGTATCGTAGTTTGCAAAGTATATCTTAGAGATTCCTCCCGTTTGTTCCTTGCACTGCCAATCTCTACCGTTTGCTACTAAACAAGCCATTAGTTATAATAAACTATATCGGTAGGGTTAGTAATTTGAACGCCTGCTGTAAAGCCTGAAGCATATCTTACGTTTTGAGATGCATCTAACATTGTCATGTCCAAGATGATTACTTCGTTCATGTCAGTTAAAATGTTTGTTCCAAAGTGTAAGTTACCTTTAACGGTAGCTACCATTTTGTTAGCACTAAGACCGTTACAAACAACTAATCTGACACCATTGTAATCCATTGGTTTCGCTCCAACTGATCCTTGATTTAAATAACCATTTGCACCAAGTCCACCAGTTCCAAATCCTGCTAATGCTGTTTGATATAATTTAGAAGCCTTGATTGATATTGCGATAAATGCATCGTCAGGCTGGCTAAACACAGCGTCTGTTATTGCATCATATACTTTACCGATTTCTGCGATAATATTACCTGCATTTAAAGTAGTTCCTGTTACATCAACAACATCTGTATCAGCAAGTAGTAATGCTTCAAATCCGTCAAATTGTCCTTCAGTTGCATCAGCACCTTGCCAGATAGTAGTTTCAATATCCTTTGCCGTTAACGCTTGAATTTTGCTAATAAAAAATTCTTGAAAAGATGCAGGGATTTCTTGCCCTAACAATTTACCTTTCATTTCCAACGCTTCCCACTGATCTCTAAAATCATCTTTACAAAGTTGAATGTTAACCTCAAGTTGTTTTGGTTGTAAAACAACATCAGATAAAGCTACTGCTCCGTTTGCTGTAAAATCACAATTAGCATCAGCGATAAACCCTGTTGTTGCTAAATTTCTAAGATTTAATTTAAACTTAACGTTTTCGTGTGTTTCAACGATGTCATTAGTTAATGTATTTGCGGTCATTACCGCAGGGTACAAATACCCTTGTGCTTTTGTTCCAGCGAAATTGCCAGTCAATAAATTTGCCATTATTTAAATGTATTAAATTGTTTATTAAAATGTATTATTTTTTCTTGTGTGTTCATTGCAGATAAATCAACAGGCTCTTTTTTAACTGTTTCTTTTTCTGCATTTAATGTGATTGAATCGGCAGGTGCTGCTAATTCTGTGATATTTTTAGTTAACTCAGCTAATGTGTTTGTAACTGATTCGGTTAACGCTTCGGTGTTGCTTTTAAGTTCTAAAATTTCAGCTTTTAAAGTTTCAACCTCATTTTCAAATTTGATTTCTCTTTCTGTTCTGTC